TCAATAAATTGATTTGGGAAATTAGTGTCATTCCAAACTATTTCGGTTGCACCGTCCATAACTCCACCATCTGATTCATAAGCAGAACCAAATGCGGCATCAATGATTACAGTATCCATCTTACGAGCCATAGCCATTGACGTAGCTTCTGCATAAGGCTGGAACACATCATAGTTCATTCTACGAGTGTCAAAACCTTCTACAAAGAATCCAGCATTTTTAGGTTGTGCTGATACTCTCCTACGTTGATGGGATATTGCCTGTACTGGCGAATCTGCAAAACGTGCAACTTTATCTAGTGCTTCGTTAGTTCCGATCTTATCAATAAACTCGGCAACACCTTGACAGTCTGGCTTATTAGTTACAAAATTCCGTAACCGGGTAGTCTTTTGTTGAAGCGCATGTAATACATCAGCAGAATAGCGATGTATATAAGACGTTTCAATATCATAAAAATTAGCCATGTTGTACCTTTTATAGAAATCTCATGCACTTGTGTGCATAAAGTTAAACTCACTCTTACCTAGAGATTGTCCATAAAGGGTCTCAAGAAAATTTTCAGCAGGGCAATTGCTTGTCTGCCTATTATTTCTTGTTCGGCTTTATCCTCCACTATGGAGGGGTGATATTATCTTACTCGTTTTTGTTGTGGATACGCCTGTTTAAATAGCCTATCCATTTTATTCATCGCAGTTTTGTGATTAGGATCACGATTATCACGATACGCTTGTGAAAAATCCTTATCAGCATAAAGAGCCTGAATTTCTTCCTGCGCAGATTGCGGAGACATTTGATTTCGGCCTAATCCTGTGCCTACTGCAAGTGCTTCTTCTCCTAGTAACTGACCTACTTTTGAAAAGGCTTTGATCACTTCAGGGTGGTTGCCAAAGCCAGAACCATCCATTATTTCAGTTAGTTCAGGAGTTCCAAATTGAGCATAAGCTCTTCGGGCATAATCCAGATTACCATCGTAATTCTTTCCCCAATCTCGTTGGAGTCCGATAGTAGTCTGAACTTTTAAGTCCTCCATAGCTTGTTCCTCATTTTTGGCATCTTCCTCTTGTAAATCTGAGAAAAGACCTAACAAGTTATCTGCCTGATCCTGAGTAAGATTATTATGGTGTGCGAATTCCTTAAAGTCATCCAGTACACCTTCATCATCTTCACCAAAATCATAGCCATTTGCTTGATCTGGTCTTCCAAGTTTATTATAGATTTCATCCCAACTTTCCCCTTCTTGCGGAAGGGAGATGAGATTATCCGGGTTTCCTCCTATCATTTTGACTGCATTAACGTAGGACTTAGCAAGTTTGTCTACAGAGTCAAATGTTTGGAGACTAGGTTCATCCCTTAGACCTACAGGCATAGAGGATGGGTTAAATTGAATAGTAGAATCAACTTCAGCTTGCCCTGAATCTTCTACAGGAGCTACTTCTTCTGCCATATCTAATTATTGTTAAGGTTATGCTCGTCTTTCTACCCGAGCTTGTTCCTGCATGTCAATTCTTTTTCTTATGGCTTCCAAATCTGCACCAACGAGATTAATAATCTCCATTACCACAGTTCTTTGACCTTCCTGCCATGCAGATGTATAGGGATCACTAGCATGTGAAGTTCTAAAGACAAAGTGTGCATTTGCAAGCATTGCAATTACATCCTGTCCTTCTTCACCACTAAAGACCTCTTTAAAACTTTTACGTTTTTCTTTTTCCTGTAACCATCGTGAAATCATGCGGCTTCAGCCCTAAGTGACTCAGCTTTTGCCATTGATTCATTTAATTGACCAGCAACTTGTGCCTGTTGCATTTCTGCCTGTTCCTGTTGCTGTCTCTGCTGTTCTTTAATCATTGCATCAACTTCTTCTTTTGTTCTCAAGTTAGATGTTGGTATTTGCAGGACTTCCGCAGTATTTGAGAGTATTTGCTGAGTATTAAAGTACATTGGTATAGTCTGGTCAATCTGAGCAAGAGGCATAATCATCTCAAATAACTGATTCATGGAATTTATCTCTCCTGATCGCATTGCAATGGAAACTGGATTCATATATTCAATTTTAAACTGGTTTTCCATCTCATCAGGCATTTCTGGTAACTGGAAAGACCTCATCAATACATTAATTGTCCTTCTTATCAACGGATCAAGGAATTCTGCTTCCTGTCTTGCTAATATTGGCCCAAGTACAGGCATTCTCTGTCTCATCCTGACTGAAACTTCTGTTGCAGAGAAGCGCATTACATCACCATCTGGTGCTACCGGGCCGGGTAGTTCAAGTAAATCTAGGAAGTATCCTTCTCTAATTGCCGCAGTACATTTTGCATTTAATTTTTCTGCATAATCTGGTCTTGCATTAGTTGGAGCTTCAAATATCATATCCTTGCCCCCTAGCCCGATTGAGTAATAATTTATCGCATCCGGGGTAGTATCTAGGGGGTCTAAGAGTCCAGAATCCGGCACAAACAGAGGCGGAGAGACCGATTTCTGAACAGCCTTTAAATATGTTCTGTCAACTTCTGTAATAAGCCTTATATCGGGCATTATTTCCCATGTTGGCCCTCTTCCATAGATTTCCCTGTCTGATCGTTCCCATCTTGCACAGATATAAGGCATTTCCTCATAGCCACCGAAATTCAATAGCTGTTTCTTGTCTTTCAGGTAATGAACAGATACAAAAGGCTTCATAAATCCTTCTGGAAGGAAGTTTTGTATTGTCCAAGAAGGAAATACTGCATGAACTACATCGTATTCGTCCAGCATTTTTGTTCCAAACCCTTTTTCTACAATCTGTTCAGGTAGAGTTTGTGGATCAAATCTTGATACTAGGTCTTTTGCCGTTTGTTTATAGTTGCGATATATCGTGTCAATTTCCATTTCACTTCCGCTACCCAATATACAATCCGAAAGAGGAAAATTGCGGAAACGAGGGCCGAATCCCGGCAAATCCTCAACAAATATGATGCCAGTTCCGAAAGACCCTGCTTCCAAGTAATACTGAAATATTGCACTTTGGAAGTTTGATGCTGGTCGTGATACATGATGTTTTACTATTTTAGATGCTTCTTCAAGCCATAGGGCAACATTACGGTTTTTATCCAATTGACCAAGACCTGTAGTCAACTTAAACCATTCTGCACCCATTGGCGTAAATACATTATGGATATTTGAGGCAAAGCGTTTCAATAATCGCATTGCTGTACCTTCAAACGCCATTCCCATTCTATTATCGCCTTTAGAATGAGTAGTAGTAAAATCAGAGCGATGAGGAAGGACATATTCTGCCATTTCCTGCCACTCACGCTCCCATACCCTGCGGTTGTTTTTTAATTTCTCATGGTGTCTGTCAATTACAGCACCTAATTCTGTATTTTGATCTGCCATATATTTTAGGAAGTTAAAATACTACGAGTTTGTCCTTTTGTATAATCCATTTGTCCTCTGGATTCTTGACCTACTCTTTTCTTGCCGTATCCTCCACCTATTGATGAGGCTTCTGCTTTTTGAAGAGAACCTGTAAGGTCTTGTGTACCTCCTGCATCAGATCGGCTGTCAAAATCTGGATCATCAGTATAGTCATATCCATACTTTTCTTCAAAATCTTCTGGATTCATCCATCTTCCTGATCCACGACCTCCTCCTCCCCTTCCTTCTGGTGCAGATTGAATTTTATGTGGTTTGTAAGGTGCAACCATATTATCCTCCTGTTAAAATACTACTTCTCCTAGAGCCAGTAAGATTCATCTGCCCTCTGGATTGTTCACCAACACGCTTTTTACCATATCCTCCTCCGATAGAGCCTGCTGTACCTTCTCCTGCTCCAAAAGGGTCTGCCGCTACTACCTGTTGATCTAACATAGGCTGATAACCACCTGAATCTTGAAATGCTTGCATCCTTTTCTTATATTCTTCGTCACTTTCTCCTTGCATCTGTGGTGCTACTGGTGTCATAATGACCTCCTATCTTGATGTTAATATTGATGAACCTGAAGCTGGAGCAAGATTCATTGCCGATCTTCCATGTTTCTCTCTCCGTATATCCTGCAATGCACCCAATTCTGCATCTGGATCAACTTCGCCAGCACTCAAATCAGGAGGTGCAGTACTTTGATCATCACCTTCATCGCCTTTTCCTTGCATTTGGTCAAATATATCTTTTGTTGTTCCACCATAAATTTGTGCCGTAGCATGTCCTAACCAACCTTTTCCCGGGTCCCATTTACCTAATGCACCTTTTCTCTGTTCCCATGCTTTACCTCCGGGCATCGTTTCACCAACAGTTTGATCAAGTGCTCTCGTAATTGTCTTACCAAAACTACTAAACATTCCCATATTTACCTTTTATCTTAGATTGTTATTAACTGTCTCAAAAATACAACCGCAATTATATATTTGCAAGACTTTTATTATTTCACGCATATGCCCTTTCATGGTAATTATAGTGATCATAATCACTAATTGCCTTTCTAGGCATTTTCTTAGCACGACTCAGAGATGCAAACTGCAATGATTGCGATGCATATCTGGTTGCACTCATAAGATCATCATGCGCCTTTACGATCTTACCATCTTTCCTATGATACATTCTAAGTTCTTCAAACCACAACCCTAAATAATTGAATACTTTAAATCTTCCTGTCTGCATCCTTTGTAGCATATCCATAATACCCGGTTCAATAGAAATACCACCAGTTGGATTTTCAAAGTGTTTATGTGCCATATTTACACCCTGCTTTCGGTATATTTCCGATAATGGCTTTCCTGATCCTTTATCATGTTGTGATCCATCATGAGGCCATATTACCGGAACCCAATCTCCTCTTTCCTTTATTGCCGCAGAATGAACTACTGGTGTCTCAGAGGATTTGCGATAACAGTCATAGACATAAACTGTGTCTGTATCTCTATCCCATGCAATCCAGACTGCGGCGGTTGGGTGATCCCATCCAAAGTCTATTCCACATAAACGAGGCCAGTATTCAGGTATTGCAAATGGTTCTATTTTTAAATCATTTTCATCTAATGGAAATACAAGTCCAGAGCCTAGAATTGGTACTCCTTTAGAACGCATATCCCTTTCATGCGGAGGAAGTGCGGCTAGTATCTCTTTTTTTACATCTTCATTCAGGTGTATTGCATCATCCCATGTTGCATGATAAAGAGCCTGTGACTGTCCCAACTTAGTCATAAACTGAGTTACAACTTCAGTCATTCCGCTTTCTGGAGTAAAGGTCATATAGACAATTCCACCACTTTTAAGTGCGGCTCTCAGGGCTTGCGAGTATATATCCTGCGGAGGTTCTTCATCCAGCCATGTAACATCTACTGCCTTACCCATCCATTGCATCTTCCCCTGCTCATAGGATTTAAAGATGAGCTTAGAGTTCCTTCCAGATACATGTTTAACATTTAAACTCTGGTACGCATTTGGAACACCGGGCATTCTCAAGGGAGTACCAACTATGTATTGCTTTGGTATTGAACCTTTTCCGAATTCATCCTCATCTCCGGGTTCACCAAGCATCTCTGCCTGTACTATATCCCTTGTATTTGCAGTTGTATTACCAGCCGCCCATGCAGTTATAGGTCGGGAAAACCTTGCACCCTGCCACCATTCGGGGTATCGCCCTGTCAGGTGAAATGCCATCTCAGATGCACCGCAGAATGTTTTACCAGTTTTATTTGCCGCCATCA